CAATTCCAGTAGCGTACGGTTTTTGATCGACTTCGGTTCTGAATAGCCTACAAATAACAATGAATCTAGTGTTTGAGGCCTCGACAACTTCTGTTTCCAATCTTCCATCTGGGAACTCCTTCCACCACTTATGTAGTCTTTCGTCTACGGTTTCGTAATTACTTAGATCAAATGCCATTAGTCTTTCCAATCGTCTGAGTCGTCTTGCATGGCATCTGTAATGCTTTTTGCAATTGCAAGGTAGGCGATGGCATCTTCGTAATTGTCAAGGTACGCAGCATCTTCAGCTTGTCGGCTGATCTTGACCAACGCCATACAAATTGCAACTTCGTTTGGTTGAATTGGATAACCCAAATAAGCAGTCCACAATTCGGCAATCCTTTTGTGCTGAGAAATTGGGTGCCCATAACTGACACCTCGCGCATGAATAGTTTTGACGACATTATCTAACAGCTGTTCAGTTGTTGTCGGCATTAGTTTTGCTATCTGTTATACGTCTGTGCATGTCATAGCCGTCTTTACGGCCTTTCCAATAGCCAGACTGAAATGCGTTATCTTTGATAGTTGAGTAAACGCCCCAAAGAATGAAGTAACCAAGCACACTATAAAGCACTAGCCACGGTGCTGTTGTCTCTATCATGCGTTCACCAGCGTTTTGCGTAGGTAGCATGGACTAGCGTAATTGGTCAGCATTACCCAGTCGCCTGTGCCTTCATCGCTATGTATGGCGTAGTTCTTACCCAATGAACTTATAAAACCCTCAGCCATTTTAAGTGCTGCATAATTATCAAACCAATATGCATATTTCCAACTAAACAATGGGCTTGGATCAAATCTGTCTTCCTGTTTTTGCCAATCTTGGTTCACCCATTCCATCGAATTAGTCCACAGCTGTTCAAAATCAGCTGCTTTCAAGTCAATCTGTATTTTCATTTGTAGCCCTTCTATGCTCACGCTTTGTGGCATAGCAATAGTGTCGCACGTGTGTACGACTTTGTGGATGATTTGTTAGTTATTTTTGATAACGATTTGATAACGTTATTTGTAAAGTTTACCCTCAAATATAAAACTACCGTCTGAGTTAATCGGTATTGTAATAACAGACACTTTACGCTCGTGAACGTAGGCAACGGCAAAGCCTTGCTGCCAATTTGCATAACCCCTAGTGTACGCCATGCCTGAACTACTTAGATCGACCAAATTGCCGACTTCATAGCCCCATACAGTACGCCCTAATTGGCCTCTAGATGCCTCTGTAAAGGCCGCTGACCCTAATCTATGGGTATGCCCACACACTACGCTTTTTCCTAGCCTTCTAGCCCCATTTAAAGCCGTTTGTCCAGGAATTTGGCTAAGAGGGAAAGCGTCACCGTGAACGGCTGTCCAGCCTGGCGCCCAGTCAAGTCCGTAAGGGTGGAATTTGATTTGTAATTTATCATATCCCATAAAACGCTCATACTGCATTTCGGGTAAATTGAGGAATGAGGGAAGTCTTTTTTTAATTGATCTGTAAAGTCTGATTCCATGGTTGCTTCCTAGTACGTCTGTTACTCCCAAGTAACTTAATACTTCTTGTGTCTGTGTCCTATCATCATTGATGTTACCGACCATCTCATCTATTGTGCCAGCGTTAAAACCACCTAGCTGTGGTAAATCTATTTCATCACCAATACAAATAGTTTGATGAGGTCGCCACTTAGCTAGAAACTTACCAGTAGATTTCACTGCAGCCTCATTAAAAAAAGGCACTTGCAAGTCACTTACAAACGCAACACGCTTAATCTTCGTCTTCTTCTGTAGGATCTATACTAGGTATGATGCCCCCATCACCAATAACCCAGTCTGGCATAGTCGCTCTATCTGATACAAAATACAAGCTACAGCTCTCACTAAAACCAGCCTTACGTGCAGCCTTATATATCTCATTCATAGCAATATAATGCTGATCTAGTTTAGATAATGGCTCAGGTGATTTACGCACCACGCGCTTATTTATCTTCTTACGCTTACGCCTTGTATCAGCCATAGGATTATTGTCGCTTAACTATTAGTGAATACAGATCATCAACACGCTGTTCTAATCTTGTTAGTTGATCCTTCATACTCGATCCACCATTAGGACGTAACTCGTTAAGCCAGCCTTTAACTAAAAAACGTAATCCTATTAGTACGGCACTCAGCACGGCGCAACCGCCAGCGCCAAAGGCTGCCCATTCTGCCGGACTCATGCTTCATCTGCACCGAGGCCATAAGCACTATCGGATTTATCTAAAGCCCTAGCTGCTGGACCGGCTAATGCTGCAACAATTACAGACACCGCTGGATCTAAACCTAATTCATTACTAGCTAAAAATGTCAAGAATGACACCAATACGCCACGTGCATAGGTTTTAAGTATTGCTTTCTGCTTCTTGCTTATCTTCATAAGTTACCCCCTAGTAGTGGTATATCGAACGGCTTGCTATCTTTATCGCCTAACTTTGTAAAGCTAATATGTATGTGCTTCTTGTGTGGGTTAATACCTTTGTATTTACGCCATTTCCAATTTAATATTTTTGAACATATGCGCCCGTTATAGATGACGTATGATAAACGTGGATCTGATTTGGCGGCAATTCTGATCTGGTCAGCCAGATAAGGTGCGAGGCTATCGGATGACTCCAACCGAGAATTAATATCAAGACCTCTGCAACACCCGTCTGTGTCTGGATTATGATCCGATTTTCTGGCGGAGTGGCGACTATCGCCCAGCCATCCTTCTGGACTTTTAGTACACCTATCCGGAAACCACGTATCAACCTGATCTCTTAACTGCGTACCTGCTGCACAGAGCCATGGTTTAGTAGTCAAACTTAACCTCTGGTGTAATCCAGCGACAAGTCTCCTCATCAAAGCCAGTAGCGTTATCAGGCTCTGGTGCTATAAATGCATCTCTAACTTCATCATAGATAAAGCCAATACCTGCATAGTTATATCTAATCTTTCCATTGTATGACGTGCGCTTGCAGGTCTGTCCTCTAAAGTTTCCATACCAAGTTTCAGTATCTAATCCTTCAATAGTTTCTGATTCATCAATACCTACTATAACTTCTGTAACAATATTGTTCTCATTTAAGAACGCGTAGTGTGCCATTATGCCCAACTCACATTTCCAGTACCAGCTGTAATTGTGGCTCTCTTATATCCACCACTAGCTGAACTTTCCGTACCAGTTACTCCTGCGCCAAAACTAATAGTATTAGTGTCAGGGTATCTAAGAATTACAACACCAGATCCGCCATTACCACCTGCATAACCTGTTGGTGAGCCGTATCCGCCGCCGCCACCGCCGCCGCCGAGATTTGCAGTGCCATTTCCGCCAACAGTATTTCCACGACCATCACCGCCGCCGCCTGCGCCGCCTGCAATAACATCCGAACTACCGCCACCACGCCCGCCGCCACCGCCGCCTGCGTAATAAACAGCTGATCCAGTAATAGAGTTTGAATTTCCTGCACCACCTGGGGCATTAGTTGAAGTACCTGCAGTACTACCAACTGCACCTGCTCCACCACCACCACCGCCTGCGTAATTACCAGAACCAATTTGAATTGCACCACCACCATTATTACCTTGTGATGGTGAAGTTGAAGGTGTATTACCTGAACCGCCTACGGTTGTATAAGGATTACTTCCATCATTACCTGCACCGCCACCGCTACCACCGTTACCACCAGCAGCGTTTGCAGGACTTGTAGGCGCACCACCTGCGCCACCACCTGTTGATGTAATTGTGTCAAATATAGAGTTAGAACCATTAGTACCTTTTTGAGTTCCTGACCAAACTCCTTGTGTACCGCCGCCGCCGCAAGTAACTGTGTAATTTGTTAAAGTTAATAAACTTAATGGACTACCACCAATAGATGTGCGATAACCACCAGCACCACCACCGCCTGACCATGAACCAGCCGCACCACCACCACCGCCAGCAACTACTAAATAATCTACGCTAATGGATACAGCAGCAGGTGCGCTAACGCCAAGTGTGCCAGCAATTATGTTTCCAATCATTATGCAATTGCTCCTACTACATACCAAGCATCTGTTCCTGTTTTAATACAAACTGCTGACTTGTATTGTGCCAATGTTGGTGATGCTGCCACTGCTCCAGCACTTAATACTGTGGTAGTGCCACTAGTTACTGCGCTAATTGTGCAAACACCTGCACCAATATTTAATATTGTAATTGCTGTACCTATTGGAAATGCTACAGATGCATTAGTTGGGATCTTAAATGCTATAGCTGTGGCTTTATTCATTAACTCTAAATTTTGATATTGATCTGCAAGTACAGCTGTGTAATCTGTTGTGTTGGCTGCACCTATTGTGAATGAAGTTAAACCATTAAACATAGCACTGGTAAGTACATCACCTGTCGCTGCTGGAAATCCTGTTGCCATTATATCTCCTTAATAAGATAGTACGTTTTGCCCTAAGACACCGTAATCTACGTTGCCTATTATAAACCCATCTATGACATTTTCCAGTGTAACGAATGTAACCTTCCAAGCGTTTGGGCTAATATTCATTCGAACACCAAAAATCTGTAGGGTCTTTTCTAGCAAAGATCCACCTGGCTGGGTAGTAATAATTGTTATGGGATCAAAGAAATCTAGGTCTAGGGCTGCGACTATGCCTGTGTCGTAGTTAGGCGTGTATAGGTCTAGGACTATGGCATCACAGCGTATCGTAGTCTCAGCTCTACTAGCCACATAAGCTTGCGCATAATCTAGGGCTACAGCATCGGTCTGCATAAGTAGGTTGTCTAGGTAATAACTGTGTAGAAAGTATTTATCTATGGACGCTTGATTTGACGCTACCTGTGCGCTGCCACCAGTTCTGGTAATAGTGGCTTTGTTAAATACAAGCACATCGTTAAGAATCCAACTAGCATCAAAATAAACTATACCTGTGCCATTGTCTGCAAAGACTGTGGGTGTGCCGCCAATAGATCCAACTGTCACAGCTCTATCTTGGAATACAAATGAGCCGTATCCGTCTACATATAAAGCACCATACTCGGAGGTAGCCACGGTAGTTAAAGCCTGTAGTGCGGTGCGGTTAGTGCCTGGGTCTGCCTGCAAGGTCGTAAGACCTGCATCTATATCACGCATTGAATCAGGCCAGTCAATTTGATCTAATATCTTGTTGATGCGTGTGCCAGATAATTGTCCAGCATCACCATCTGTAACTGTGCTGATTTGTGCTATCTGGGCTAATCTAAATGCATCTACAGCTTGTATTGTTGTTATGGCTAGATCTTCACCAGAATCATCTGGGTAGGTAGTTACATAACTTGTAATAAATCCTGAAAATATAGGATAAGTGACACTGCCATAGGTTGCAGTAATCTGTACTTTCTTCATAGGTGTTAATAAATTGTAATATGGCCCGCTAACATTTTGCGGATTAAAGTCGCCATTCTGATCTACTATGCGTAAAGTTAATGCGCCTGTTTGAAATTGATCTGAGAGTGCAGTACGGCCACGGTTAGTTTCTATGCGATTTATTTTGCTTGATACATCTACAATTACAGCTGCTGAATCTGCTAGAACGTTAGTGCCTAAAATACCTTGGTCAATAATCATGGCCTGAGCAAAGGCTGGGCCAGTACTAAAGTTAATTATTGCATTTATTACTGGTACGGTCATGCTATAAAGCCATTAGGTACTGTTGAGTAACCTGACCTAGTTGCTACCTGTATGCTCTCTGCTATAGCCTGGCTAAGCCTATCGCCACCTGCATCTACAGTTACTTTAATATCCATAGGTGCTTGTAAAGAAGATCGCTGAACATTGTTCTGACTTAAAAAGTCATTTAATCGTGAGTTTAATTCTCGTGTAGATTCAAGTGCAACTTTGTTTTCAAATGCGGCTATTTTTTCATTGGTCGCTTGGGCTGTAGATAAAGCAAAAGAATATGTAGGTGCTGCGGTTGGCGGTGTAACTCCCATGCTTGCAATAAACGCATTTATCTTAGAAGTCATTGTTTTCACAGCATCTAATGCGAAATCAAAGTTATCTGCAAACTTTTTAGCAGCCTCAGCCGCTGCCAATTCTGCTAGTATTTTCTTAGACAAAGCTTCGTTATTATCTAGGATTGCTAATTGCGCTCTTAGACGTAATTTAGTTTCCTCATCTACTGCAGCATTTAATGCGGCCGTAAGCCCTATGCGCTCTACATCAAACTTATCTCGTAATTGATCTACTGCAGTCTTTTTCTTTAATAAATCGTTTTCTAATTTACGGTAAGTTACTGCATCTTTTATAGCTTTGTTTTCGGCTTTTTGTAAAGGTATGCCTGAATAGCCACCCATATTGCTGGCAGAAGATTTCTGACTTTTACCAATATCATAAGCAATTAAACCTAAAGTACCAGCAATTAACGTCTTTTTGCCTAAAGTTAATAAAGCCGTAATACCTAATAAAAACTTACCAACATCACTTTCTGCCATTTTCTTTATTTCAGCAGTTAACTGACCCATTCCTCTGGTGGTATCAGCAATAGCCAAAGCAAAATTATTCATAGAATCGGCAGCGTCTTGTATTGAATTATCCTTGCCTATTGCACTTATAGCATCTATTAAACCTTTACCTATAATCTCAGTAGCATTGGCAGCGGCTACTTTTAATAAATCCATTTTGCCTGCGTAAGTTTGTAATCTTGCTAGTGCTTGACCCTTAAACTTTGCATCAAGGGCAGCCATAATTTTATTCATATCACCAGTGGCTATTGTCGCTTTATCTAACCCTGTGCCTAATCTTGCTATAGATGTGGTAGTACCAGATGCGCCTTTGGCTATAGCTGCTACGACTGTGGCTAAATCTTTACCTGTGCCGGCACTTACGTTTAATGCAGTCTCTAGTGCTTGCTGGCTTAGGGTTACTGATCCAGTAGCGTTTAATAAAGTTTGAAATGCTGGTCGTAACTGATCGTCTAATACGCCATACAAACTCTGCAGACCTGCAATATAAGACTCTACTTCATTTACTCTAAATGCGTTGCCTGTGTTTTCTAGCTGTACTGCTAATGATTTAGCAGCCTTTTCATCGTCTGCAAAGGCGTTTATAGCCTTCTTACTAAATGCTACTAATGCTGTGGCAGCAAAAACACGACTAAAAGTCCTACCTAGTTTTTGTGCTTGCTTATCAAAGGCCGATATATCCTTCTGACCTTTTTTAAGTGCCTTGCCATTAAAGGTAGCAATAGCCGAGACGACTACATTGGCCATTAGGCTGCCTTCTTAATCTCTGTAGATTTGTTAAATTGTATAGCTGTAGAGTTTATTGCTTGCAGTATTGCATCGTAAACTTTAGAACTATCCTGAGACCACGCCTTAAATATAAGTCTGCCCTTTGTCTTTTTACCAGTTCCACCTCGTACGCCTTTAATCCTAGGCTGTGATGTAAGTCCTGGCATAGATGTTACAAACTGGTAGCCTGCAAAAGGATTATTAGATGAGTATTCTCTAGTAGATTTATTATAAGTATATTCTCTAGCTCTTCTAGTGCCTTCAAATCCTTGCACTGCGCCAACTGGTGATTTAGGTGTGCCGGGATTTATCTGCTGAAATGGCGCACGACCTTGTGGATTATTGCGACCTGCAGTCTCGTATATGCGACCAGCTGCGCTTACGTTATACACGTAATTGCTAATCTTAAATCCGTTTTTGAATGTTTGATTCTCACCTGCGTTATATCCAATACCAGACTTAACAATAGCACTGTCATATTTTGGAAATGGCTTGAAGTTAATTGCTGGGTTACTTGGTTTACTCCAACCTGATAATACGCTGCCGTTATCTGGCACAAATCCTTTAGCCTTACTTGCTACGCCACGCATTAAAGGATCTATAGCAGTCCTAATTCTTTGGCGCATGTCTTCGTCAATAAACTCTAGACCTTTAAGGACATCTTTAACGCCTACGACCTCGACTGCTGGCATTTTTGATCTCCTTTGCTCTATCGCTTAGTACCTGCACGATTGCTCGTAGCATCTCTGAGTCCATATTTATAAATTCACTAGGCGCGATCCCTAGCTCTACAGACAAACTTGCTATCGCATAGAGCGTAGAATCACGCTGTATTATTTTTTTTCTTCGTCTAATACCTCGACAGTTTCTAAGCTGTCTATAAACTCAATACCAAATATGGGTACAGTTACGTTAGCCCTACGTAAGCACTCATGCGCTAAGAAGTAAATCTCAGTCTGCCGTTCGTGATCACGTAGGACTTTACTGATTCCTGCGCCATACTTTAACTCGAAAGCGTACTCGACACCTGGCGTAATCTTGTGTTCAGATACTTCGCCATTAGCCCTTGTTATCTTTAGCTTTGCCATTACTACTCCTTATGCTACTGCTACAGCTACTGTGCTGTTGCAGGTAAATGTAATGCTTTGTGATGATATATCAGCTACTGCGCCATTTACATTCTGTAGGTTATTAACCAATACAGATGCTGTGTATGAAGGGTTAGTTGCAGATACGGCAGCACTTGTCTGCTTAATTACGCATGTTACAGTAGTGCCATAGGCAGCACGTAATGTAGGGATAACTGTTGCAGCAGCATTATCATTTAGGAAGTCTAAAGTGATTGTGCTTGCCTCTAGGCCTTTAGCAAACTTATGTGCAGTGTCGCCCATAGCGGTTACTTCTAGCTCATCAAATGATTGGTTAATTGTTACAGCTGTTACATACGCTGATAGATCAACGCTGTTTAGCGTAACAGATACGCCATTGTTTAAGAATATGGCCATGATTACTCCTTGTCTTTCTCTTTAGTAGGGGTTGGTGCTGGTGCTTCTTGGATCTGGCCTATCTTTTTTAAGAAGGCTAAGTTTTCTGCATCTGTACTCATTTTAACTCCAGCTCGTTAGGATTGATACGGTAATTTCAGATACCAGCAAATCACCACTAGCGGCGTTGACTATAGCAGGTGCTGAAATACTAGATATGTTTAGCACCAAAGATGATGCGTTTAGTTTAGTTACTACTGCCAATATAAAAGTTTCCATGCTTGCTAGGTTGCCTTGATTGTCAAATGCTGGTGTGGTCATAAGAATCTTAAAGTTTGCTAATGGTGCAATACTTGTAATGTCATTGTTAGATGGCACAATATAAGGATCACCAGGTGTGACTACTACGCTGTTAGCCAGTAGTGTTGCCGGTGGAAAACTAAAGGTAGACCACACGCCTGCATTGGCTAAGTCTGTTGCAAGTGTGCTGCGTAGTGTGGTTATTGCAGCTGGCATTAGCCGACCAGTGAGTTAGGACTAGAATACGGTTGGATGAGACCACGCACTCTGTTAATCAGCTGATAACCCATCCGATATGGGCTTGCAGTGATCCCATCCATACCTACCCCACCAGTCTGGCTAACTTGACGGCTTTGCCAGATGTCTACAGCTACGATCATCGCAGCTTCTCTTATGGCAGGGGTCGCAGTGTAAGCCTGTGCTTTATGCTCTGGGCCAAGGGCTCGGCCGTATGGTTTAACAAAATGAAATGGATCGTCTGCAGAAATTTTTGCGTATTGAATAATGCTATAACCGTTAGGGTATGAACTAAATGCGTATGTACTCCAAAATGCTGTGCCAATACTTGCCGGCACTGTAGTGCCCGGAAATGATCCTGTTAATGTGTATGTGCCATTGTATGTGCTGCCACAATTACTAATCACTAATTGCTGACCAGTTACAAATATGCCTGGGTTTGCTAATACTAAAGTTGCTACGTTATTGCTAATTGATGAGCCGACTACTGGTGCATCGTTATGCCATAGATATGCAGATATTAAATCTTCTGCGGACTGGCAGCACTCTTCTACAGTTGCATCGGTATATAAAGTGCCAATACCTAAATTACTGCGTAACTCTGCCATTGTTACCATCGCAGCGGCCATAATGTCCTTTCTTAAAAAGCTCCCTAGGGCTAGGGCTACTAAACCCTAGGGATTATTAAATTACTAAGTTATTAGCTTAGGTTAAAGCGACGAACTCCACCAGCGACTAATACACCTGCGGCCATGTAGCCGTAAAGTGCTGTCTCAATCTCGCCAGATGCTGGCTGATTTACAGATAGTCGTAGAATTGGTGATTCGTAAATTGATACTGATGATGGAACTACAATAAATGCAGACTCATCAATAGTTGTAGATACTGCGTTTGGATCTACGTATAGATCTAAACCAAGTACGTTACCACGTATTGATGTTGGTACGGCATTTCCTGCATTGTTCATTGGATTGGCAGCACTGTAAATTGGGCGACCTGTTGAATCAGTTGCGCCAAGTAATAATGCCCATTGTGATGTACCAGCAATATAAGCTCTTGCCAATTCACCTGTTGCTAGGTATGCAGCTGGTGCTTGTGTAGATACGTAAGAAATAATTCCTGCGGATGTTGCTGCTACTTCGTTAGCTTGTATGCCGCCGTCTGTTAATGCTTGAATAACTGCTGCATCTGTTGCTTTGTTATACGCACGTGTCATGTTGTCTAACATGGCTGCAAAGAAGTCTGGTGAGCTGCGCTCTAAAACTTCTAGGCTGTAGCGTTGTAGTCCTGCATATTTCTTAACAGTTAAATTAACGTATGAAGATACGATGCCAGTCTCTGATGGTGCGCCACCTTCTGCAGTTAAAGCAACTGTACCTGATGTAGTGATCTTAGGTACTGAGATAGTCATGCCTGCTGCTGGTAATGCACGTGTACCGATTGCATCAATAGCTGGGCGTGCGCCAATAAGTGTATCTACTACTGTAGGTACAAATTGTGTTGGATTAAATGCTGGGTTAGTTGTAAAGCTGTCATCTGCAGCAGTTAAATATTTTGCTACATCTGCTTCTGCCTTTAGCACCCACTGTGCTGACTCATGGTTACCCATTTGTGCTTTGATGCTGTGTTCTAACATCTGAGCTTGTGTTCTAATTGGTGAGCGAGGCTCTGTATAGAATGATGCACTTATTGTTGGGCGTGCAGCCTCTACTGGAGCAACCTCTACCACTGGTACTGCTGTTGGCTCGGTGGTGTTGTCCACTTGTGCCTCACTTTCCGTAGTTGGTTGGATTGTTGCATCCGCTTCGCCTTCGCTAGCGGCAACTTTATTTACTTGCGCTTCTGTAAATGCTGGTGATTCCACAAGGCTTACTTCTTTAAGCATCGCCTTTGTTACATAAATATAATCTTTTTTCTGTGATGATTTGATTACTTCTACACCTACAGATAAGCCATCAATTAACTGCTCACCTGCAAGTGTTAGCGCATCTGTGCCTTGCATGCTTGCACTAATCTTAAAGCTAGCGTAGATACCGTCTTCTTCTTCGTTGTATCTTTGCATGCGGCCAATAGGCTTATCGTTGCGGTGTTGCATAAGCATTTTAATTTTGCCTGGGTCGCCTACATCTATTGATCCTTTGGCAAACACCACTTTACCTACGCTGGTATTACCAGGGGTCTCAAACGGCACTATTTTGCCTGCGATGACTCTGCGTTCACCGTCTGCACTCTGTATCTGACTATTGAACGTAAGTAACATTGCCACTCTCATTTCCGTTAGGTGTTAGGTCTTCCATTTCTTTTGCTTGCTCTAAGTCTATAAGTCCTAGGGTCAACATCTTCTCTATTGTTTCTAGTCTTGCCTTATCATCTGATCGTAAAAACGTTTCGCTGATATTAAAACGCACAGTGTGGCCGTTAGCAGTTATGTCATTCATGCTTAGTCTGTCCTCAATAGCACAAATATAAGGCTGTAGTGAATAGGCTACAAATTCTTTACGGCCATCAATTATATTCTGGTAAGTCATGCTGTTATTCATATCTGCACTTATATAATATGCAGGTACGTTCATAGCACGTGCTATTTGTGTTGCTAAATATTGTGATGCTTCGTTGTACATCATATCTTTAGGACTAAAACCAACAGTTTCATAAGATAATGTGCTAGTTAGGTATGCAGTAGATCTTGATTGACGTGCTGCCTTCCAAGCTGCTAATAATCCTTGTACTTGTGACTCTGGCATATCTGCCCCAGTGTTTTTTAAGAATCCTGTTGCCATTGGTGTCTGTGCTGCTACAGCCGCAGCCTTTTCTAAATCTAATGCGCTTTGTATTGTGCGGCCTGCTGTTTGTAATACACCTTGTGTTAATCCTTGAAATGTAACTAATGAACCAATACCAACCATCGGTACTTTTTGTCCATCTATTGTGTAATACATAACTTCTGTGCCTAATGCATTTAATTGTGCAACTACTCGTGTATTAGCAACCCATTCAAATCGTGATGGTCTTAAATCATCTGCATATACTTCTGTAACACGCCAATATGCAACACCGTAAAATATAAGACTATCGACAGTCCACGAGATAGTGACGGATCGTGGCTGTCGAATATCTGGCTGTTCGCACCAGAGTGGCTTAGCTAATTCTTCGCCTGTAGATTTTTTGTACAGCTCGAGTGGTAAATATCCTATAACGCCTTTTATTAAATTGGCGCACCTGTTAACCGCTGGTACTTGGGTGGCGAGTGTGCGATCCATCGGGCCTGCGCCAAATGTGTTGTAACCAAATCCAATGGTGTTATCGCCCATAACAGCTGGGGCATACTGCGCCTGTAAGTTTTGTTTATTATTAGTTAGACCTAATGCTGACAATATACCCATATGTATACTTTATACCATAAATAGGACTTATGGTGCAAGTTAGACAAATATTTGCGCGGTTTGTTGTGGGCGTGTCAACTGGCTTACGACCATAGCCAAAGATATTGCAGCTGTAACGTCACCTGCAGATTTTCTACGTATTATGCGCCAGCCTGCATCGCTAGTCTTAGCCGCACAGTTATTTAGGTGCTGTACTAGATCTGCCTGACCACTATGCACCATTCTGCCATTAGCCATAGCATCCGATAAATCAGAGCATGCCTGGTAGAACGCCTGACCCGACACATCTTGCATACGCCATCCGCTTTGCTCTAATCGTGTTGCTATTGACTGCGTGGCATACTTATCAAAGCAGATTATATGTGGGTGGTACTTACGTGCCCACTCATTTACATCACTTGCCATCTTAACTTCATCTATTGCAATATCACTATGCCACAGCTGTGCAAGTCCGACTGCTATCTTGCCGTCTTTCATTTGACCCATAATTAACGCACCTGATCTGCGCGTAGGTGCAATATCGAAGGCCATTATAGTCATTGGCCCAACAGGTATCTCTAGCGTGCTGTCACTGCATGCTTCTATACTTCCATAGACCCAAGGGCTTACTGCGCTATCTACCCACTGACATAACATCTCTGTGCGTGTAGCTTCTATGGTGTTTGTGTTTACGCTCTCTTCTAGTGTTTGCTCTGTAATTAAATGCCCAAGTGCAGGGTTAGCCATAGCCCATGCTTTACGATCATTTATCTTGCAGTGCTGTGTTGCGCTGTATTCGTAATAACCTAAATTGTCCGGTGGGTAAGACTTGCAACGCTCTACTAAATCATTTAGTGTCGTACTAAATCCATCACCTGCGTTACTTGTCATCAGTGTCATAGCATTAGGCCTTGCACGTGTTACTGGCAGTGCAGCTGTGTAGGCTTCTGGTGTCCACTCACGTAACTCATCTATGTATAGAAAGTCTGCAGTCTTACCACGTGGCGCATCTCGTGTAGCTGCTGCTATCTCATAACGTGCGCCGTTAAGTAAACTAATAGATTCTTGACCATTAGCTAGGCGGATCTGTCTCACTTGCTTTTTTAGAAAATCATTATCCTCTATTGTGTATGCAACCTGTCTAAATGTATCTAATGCCATATTTCTATTGGAAGACATACCCAGCACGTTCTTAGATCCCCATAAGAATAGATGGCTAAGGATTAACATACGTGCTAAGTGTGTTTTACCATTCTGCCGGGCTACAAGTATTAGAGCTGTCTTTTTACGCCAATTATCTGCATCATCTACAGCTAGTAGATCATCTAACACCCAGCGTTGCCAGGGTATAAGCGGCATGCCAATTTTTACAGCTAGATCGGCTACCTCTTGTGATTTAGATAAACCTTTTAATAAAGGCGTGTGGATTCTAGGCTCAGTGCTGCCAATTAGCCCGACCCCTCGTGGCGTCTGTTTTACTTCCGTATCACTCTGCATCAAAGTTAAGCGTATCAGGTTTAATAAATGGTGAATCCGGCACTGTTCGCACCGTCTCAGGGAGAGAACGTTGTGAAAAGACAGGGGGGGT